CTGCTCTGGCTGCTCTGGCTGCTCTGGCTGCTCTGGCTGCTCTGGCTGCTCTGGCTGCTCTGGCTGCTCTGGCTGCTGATCAGCATCAGGTTTTTTTTCACCACCTTCAACTGTATCAATGACCCCCAACTCTTCCGCAATAACTAAAAATCGATCTGGTAACTCACCATCCTGATACGAACCGGCTGCAACAACTTCCACGCGACAGCCATCAGGGGACCACTTCACATTCTTTTTAAGTATGAACATAACTTAATCCTGTAAAAATGGGGGCTGTCGCCCCCGTGATGAATTAAGCCCCGGCACCAATCTTGAGCAATTTAATCGCCTGGGAATCAGCCAGCATCCCACCAGTGCGCTTGGTAGTGTAAAAGCCGACAAATGGCTTGTTGGTGTATGGGTCACGGAGAATTCGTGTGCCAATACGATCAACAATGGTGTAACCGCGTTTGAAGTTACCGAATGCAATTGCTTTAGCATCGGCCGCAATGTCAGGCATTTGTTCGTTCTCAGCCACACCATACCCAGCCAGAGTCGAAGGCTGACCAAGCTCAAGACCAGGACGCCACAGATAGTTGCCTTCAGAATCTTTCAGGATTCGAGCAGCGAACAGACTGCTATTGTTCATCATGAACTTAGCGCCGTTACGATGTACTTTTCGCAGGGTGTAAACCAGCTTGATGATCGCATCAGCAGTCAAACCAGCAGTAGCGCCTGAGAGAATGTGCTGAAGAGTGCCGAATGCGCGGGTTTTATCATCATCCAGTGATGAGGCATAGGCCAGAAAACCTTTTGGTTTCTTGTTCCCGTTACCGCTGGTGAAGGCGATCTCTTCCTGCTCTGCAAACTCAATCGCCAGTTCGCTGTTGATCCAGTCTTCAACATTGAAGAATGCGTCATCCAGCATCGTTTGAGTGGCTTGCGGGTTGCCGTAGATTTCCCCCATAAAAGGCTCAATCTGACCGAGTTTGGAGGCATCAGTTGCAGGACGGGGATCGGTTTCGCCTACCCAACCTGAAGCAGACCCACCGAGGTTAACCAGTTTTTTATAGTTTGCGCCCCCGACTGTGATTGTTGTCGCTTCTTGGCGCATCACGACTTCGTCTTTAAGAAGATCAATAATGGCGCGATCCAGCTCTTCAGGAACAGCAAAACCGCCATCTTCATCAACACCTACCTGCAACGCTTTACGTTCCAGGTCGCGAAGTCCATCATCATTCCCCTTACGCATAAAGGTAATGAATGCTGTTTTATGTTCCCCCGCAACCTTACTTTGGGTACCACCGCCAGGACGTTTAACCTGTTTCAGTTCTTCTTCCAGAGAGGTTTTAAGCTCATCAAGAGCACTCAATTTCCCATTGAGGGTTTCAACTTCACCCGCGAGCTTGCCTTTCTCACTTTCAAGCGCCTCAATGCGCTTGTCATTTTTAGAACGGAAGTCTTCAAACTTTGCCTGCAATTCCTGCGCGACCTGCTCTACGTCTTTAATTTCAACGGCCATAGTTAAACTCCTGATTAAAATTTGATGTTTTTCAGTGCATCCAGTGCGCTCACCACATCACCAGCATCACGCTGGGATAGTGAGCCATAGCCCCCGGCCATGAATGCTTTGGCCTGGGTGCGTGAGAGCCCAACATCGCGCAGGACTCGTTCAATACATTTCTGTGATGGGGTTTCACCACGGGCGACAGCGCTTTTAACATCGCTGATACGCGCCTCATCGTTTGATGGAAACGTCACCGGGCTGACTTCCCAGAGGTCGATCTCCTTCAGGAGAAAAACCTCTTTCGTTCTGTCGTATTCCCAGTCTTTCAGCATGTAACCAATAGAAAGGCCGGTTAAAGAACCGGCCTTCATATGGGCATGTGCTCGCTTTGCCAGAGGATCGTCATCAATCAGCAATCGCCCCTTGACGTATAATCCGACCTCATCCTCTTTCATTTCTGTATACACCCCGATGGGTTCATCCATCTGGTGCTGCCAGAGCATGGCAGGAAGTGCGTTTTTCTCCCGCCATGACTGAAGTGATTTACTGAACGCTCCGGGAACAACTACATCGTCGTAACTGTCCTTAACGCCAAACACAGAGCCATAGCCTTCAAACTCCCCGCTGTCACTGACAGACTTTAGCTTCAGCGGAATATCCAGCCGCTGTTTAGTCATCGGCATCATGTTGTTCCTCGGTTGTTTTGCTCTTATTGCTGTCAGACGGCTTTGTCGTCATGTTCATCGGTGTCAGGTAAACATCCCCCCCTGCCCTCGGGTTGAGTTCCTCCAGTTCCCGACAATCATTAGGCGAATAAATGCCCCAGTTAATTCCGGTTGCATAGGATTCGAATCGGGATTTCATATCCCCGCGTAACAGCGCGCCTGCATTGAATTTTGCGTAGAAGGTTCCCTGCTTTGACTCCTTTACCAACCCAACGTTAATGCGTTGCTCAATACGGGTCATGTAAGGCACTAGAGAATAGTTGATAAACCCAATACCGAGGTTTTCGATATTGCTGAAGGTTGCGCGATCAGTGTTTTGTACCAGATGAAGAGGAACGCGGAATAAGCGACAAATCTCCTCAAGCTGGAATTTCCTTGTTTCAAGGAACTGACTATCTTCAGCATTGAGAGCCATTGATTTCCAGTCGAGCCCCATTTCAAGGATCATCGGTCGGTGGGCATTACTTAATCCAAGATGGCGGTCTTCAAAGTCTTTTTTCAGGCGGCCATACGCCGCATCGCTAAGAGTTTGCTCGGTTCTTAATACACCCGTTGTCACCGCACCATTACTGAATAATCGCGCGCCGTGTTCTTCGGTAGCCATCCCAAGAGAAATCGCCTCTCTGGCATAAGCTACCGGATTAATGCCGACCAGGCCGTCAAGGGTCAGCGTCCTTACATGCCAGATATCATCCTGACCAAGAACGTCTGTAGACCCATCCGGAAAAGTCACCATGTAAACTGGTTGCCACTGGCTGTTTAGCTTTGGTTGGACGCACCCCGGATCGAGTGGAAGTAGTTCAACTACCTCCCCCAGAGCTTTTACCTTGTAAGCGTAAAAGTTTCCCCGCAGACAAAGACAAACGATAACGAGCTCCCAAAACTCCTGCGGTGTCATATAGTCGTTAGGCTTCATTGAGAGCAGCTTATAAAGGCGCTCTCCCGTTGCTTTCTGTTTTGTGTTGCCTGAGGATTTAAAAAGGTTACATGGCAGCATCCCCATCGATTCTGCAAGAACCCTTACACACCCAAAAACTGCCGTCAGACGCATAGCTCTCTGGCTGCTGACACGCTTTCCGGTATAAGTGTCGTAAGTCATTCCCACCGCTTCAGCCAGTTCTGCCGGTGATGTTACTGGCTGGCTACTTTTTGCAAACATTCCGGGGAAAAACATCAGTCACCTCCCGTAGAGTTCGTCGCCGGAGAGGCAAGAAACTTAGCCATTAGCCATGACCAGACGATGCACAACATGCCACCAGCAATATAGCCTGCTGGCTGATAAATCATCCATGCACCAAATGAAAGCAAAAAGGCACCCATCACTCCAACCAGAGGAGTGAGAATTTGAAGGATCATAATCGCCTCGATTAAAGTGAGCGTATGCCGTGAGATTCAATGCGGTCGGAGAGTGTGTCCTCTTTCTCAAAGAGCATCGAACGACCAATTGCCATAATCAATGCGACCGCGCCGTCGATTTTGTTTTCGTTCTGCTCCTTGATGGGCCTGACCACATCATCGTTACCTGGCAGATATTTCCCGACCACATTACTGATACACCAGCTCATGATAGGGTTCCCATCATGATGAAAACGGCCAGACTCAATGGCAGCCTCAAGCTCCTTCATCGGGTCGGACATGTTGGTATAGTTCTGGGTTATCGTGATTGGGTTAAGCTTTTCGTCAGCAAGATCATGTGAAAGGCCTGTCGCCCCAAACGGATCTATAGGTGACTCGCTAACCGGGTTCAGTTTGTTCGCCGCCTTTGCTTCTTCAAGAATGTAGCGGTAATCAACCTCTGCCCCATCCGTTACTGTCAATACTCCCAGCTCAACCCATTTCTGAAAGCGCTCGGCGGTACGGCGGTCTTCGTTTTTCTCAACACTATAAACAGTGTCATAGGGAACCCAGAATTTAGGAGCAACGCAGTAATAGTGAGTTTTCCCGTCTATCTCCCGGGTGAACAAACGCACCATGCTGTTCATATCCAGCTTTCGTGCCATATCAAATGCCAGGACACATGGCTGCCCCTCAAATTGCTCAAGGGTAAGGGTTTCATCCTCGCACCCTTGCCACGATACCAGGTTGAAAAATGCCGCTCTTGCTGCAACCCAGATATTCAGGTGTTTCGTTTTAAATACACCTGCCTGGCGGGCATTATTCACAGCGCGTATTTGCTGGCTGAGCAGAAAATCGCGATAGACAGACACCCCCATATTCGGGTTTGCCTTCTCCAGAACTTTAGGGTCCGTCCAGTCGTCACCCTCATCCACTGTATAAATCACGCCAAACAGCTCTTCATTCGGGACTGTGCCATTTAGCATTTCGATCACTTCACGGCGCTTGTCATAACAAGGCCCTTCGATGTTATATCCCGCTGTCGTTATCGCCCACATCAAGGGCTGACGCCGTGCTCCCATACCTGTAAGCATGGTGGTATATAACGCATCCGTTGGATGTTCATGGTATTCGTCAACAATGGCGCAGTGTGGTGATGCCCCGTCACCAGGGTTACCAATCAGCGGCTCAAAGCGTGCACCATCTTCTGGTCTGTTAAGGTTAGAGGCGTTTACTTCTATGCCGAACGCTTCCACCAGCAGAGGTGTGCGCTTGCACATCAGGCGTGCTGGTCTGAAAACTTCCCATGCCTGCTTCTCTGTCGTGGCACCGGAATATACCTCGGCCCCAAATTCGTTATCACAGGTGAAGCAGAACAACGCCACGCCAGCTGAAATTGCGGATTTACCGTTCTTACGCGGAATCTCAGTGTAGACCTCGCGGAACCGGCGGAGCTTCGTTCCTTTCTGTACCCAACCAAATGCACAACACACTATGAACAATTGCCACGGCTCCAGGGTGATCGGCATCCGTTTGAATGCCCATTCGCCTTTTGTATGAGGCAAGAGTTGAATAAACTTCGCGGCTTTCTCCGCCATATCCTTGTCAAAGCGGTATCTGAATTTTCGGCTTTTTTCCCTGGCCATATCGTCAATATGGCGCTGACAGGCATGAATGACATACTGACACGCCGGAATTTTCCCCCGCACAACGTTTCGGGCGTACTGGTTCGCGGCGTTAACGTTTGGGTACGATTTCCGGCTCATGAGTTAATCATCTTCAGGAAGGGGTTAGAGGTTTTCTTCTGTCCAGCGAGCCCGATCAGGCGTTGACGACTGCTTGGATCAAGACCAAGCATTGAACCGGTAGAGCTCATTTCAGATTCCTGTTCTTTCTTGGCTGTCAGTTCAGGGTTTTTAATTTTCCCGCCCATAGCGCCGAAGATAGAAAGTCCATCAGAGGCAATATTCTTAACGGCCCTGCGCCAGAATTCGTAAGCGACACACCAGCGTTCAAGTACAGCAAGGTCTGTAACACAGAGCAGCCCCTGACCACATAGCTCTTTTGTTGTCAGCTCCCACATGATCGCTGCGAGAGGGAGATCATCCTCTTCAAACCACTCCGGTGGTGCCACACCCTTAATCGGGGTAAACACCGGTTCGTCTTTATTCAGGGCTCGCTTTCCGGGGTTGCCAGCCAGCTCCTTGCGCGCCGTTGGCTTGGGTCGACGCCCGGAACGCCCCGCCGTTCCAGCCATAAGCGACACTCCTGGTTAAATTTCATTTTTCGCGGGTATAAAAAAACGACTGAGGCGGCGGTCCTTTGGGCAGCAGGCTACAGAGATTTGATCCCCCCCTGTCTGAATGATAATTGATATCATTTGAGTGCATATAGTTGCATTTGCAATAATTTCGCTGTAATGGTAATCAGTATCATTTGATACGTTCTCGCCCTGTTTTGGTGCGGTGGCAGGGCCAGCAAAGACTTTCGAGGTTTGAGTCATCATCAGTACCGCCGTGTGCCTTTGCCTTGATGTGGTCAACTGTCTTTGCAGGTACTACACGCCCACCGCGCAGGCAGTTCTGGCAAATATGTTTATCACGCGTCAGCACTCGTGCACGGATGATGTCCCACTTGCTGCCATACCCACGTTCATGGCGGCTCTTGCCCTGCTGGTGTTGTTGCCAGCCTTCATTGCGGTGCTTCTCGCAGTATCCTGAGCGATCAGTGGTTGTGCCAGGGCAGCCACGCTTACGGCACGCTCGTGGGATTAATGCCGGCATGATTGAAAGCTCGTCCAAATCATTCCACCGGGCTTCAGTGCGTTGCGAATAGCATCGCCAACTACATCATTCACAGCCTGTTGCAGAGCAACGGTTGATGCTGCCTGAGCAGCTATCGCAGTCTGAAGGGATGTGAACAGATCGCTTTCACGTACTGCATCGATGACGGCCTGTTTCATTTCATCGCTGAGCGCAGTTTTCATCTTCATACTTAAAACCACAGCATTCTCGATGGCTGATTGAGCGGCTTCATGCACCTTAAAGCGATCAGCCTCAAACACCACCTGACGCTGGGCACCTTCAACGCCGATGGACATGCCCGCAGGGTGCTGTTTTCCGCACTGGTTCAGGTCCATCTTCACGCTAAAGTTGGCAGAGACTAAGCCATCGCCGATATGCGCATCTTTAATAAAGCGCCCTCCATTCAATAGCTCAAACGTTTTGCTGCTGCGGATATCCTCTTGCAACGCCTGAAGGATTTCATCGGTATTGACAGACGATATTCCTTCAATCCAGTCGCCGGTTCGCCAGTCCCGTGCTGAACCATCTGCTGCAACTGGACGCAGGCGCACCTGCACGCGCTCAGATGCCTTTAGGCCGGAGATGAGCTTCTCAGTAACCGGCCAGCAAATTCTCTCTTTCTCAAAACGCCCATCTTCAAACAGGCATTGCAGTTCCAGACCAGAAAACCAGTGACTACCATCCGGCCATTTCCATTTGACGGCTACACCAAAAGGTTTTGGCAAGGTAGTTACCTGAGGAATGTTTGCATATTCAGACATATTCAATTTCCTTTTAGACGTGAGCCTGTCGCACGGCAAAGCCGCCGAAAGTTAACGGTTTGCCCAGGCTCACAGCTGAAAGACTTTCTTCGATGTGCGCGTGCGATGCGCATAAAAAAAGCCCCGCGGAATGCGAGGCATGTTTATCCCATGCAAGGGATATTCAGTACTTTATCCCTTACAGGGGATAACCATCTTTAGTGGCAACAAAAAACCGCCCTCAGGCGGTTATATCTGGCGATTTAAAATCTTGGCGCTATGCCGTACTTCGGCGTCTTTATGTTTGCAGCCCAGACCTTAATATCGTTCTGAAGCAACAAAGTGAAATCAGACTTGAGGTGGTTAACCATCTCATTGACCTTTTCGGCATCATTAATTGCAAAGTGCTCAATCCTGTTTACCCCGACTGATGCACAGCTGTAAGTTGCAGGAACATCCTTCCCGTTCACATTAAGAAAATCCTTCTTATCCCCACAACTACCATCGGACATATAGGATACGAGCATATTGGCTGATCCCCGCCCTGGTTGCGAGATGCTTATCATGACGGGCAATCCCTCTGAGGTCTGCGTAATGTCGTAAAGCACTGCATCTTTCTGATACCAGGTATTGTATTCCCTTTCCTGAAATGCTGAGTATGAAGGTGACGATATCGCCACCAGCAAAGCGATTGCAATAGATTGAATTTTCATCGTTTGTTATCGTTGTGTTTAGTCGAATTTATTATTCATATTGTGCCAAAAACAACAATAACCTAAGATTAATCCTACTAATTTTAGCGGTAATTAAGTATCACTTTACTCAAAGTGAAGTATTCATGTATCTCAACCCAATGAAGCATTATAAATGCCGATAATTTGCATTAAGTAGAAACTTACCCCATGGAAAAGAAAAGAATTTGCAATGACCTCTCAATACATTATCAGTACTCAAAAACAACACCCTTGTTTTTTGTAAGCGTTTTCGAATGGAGAACTGGTTGCTACGTTTCATCCATGATGTCTAATAACAAAGAGTCACTCATTAAACAAATCAGCGAGTATGCCAGGCTCAACGAGCAGGAAGAGATCCAATTGCGCAAGATAATCAGTTGATTGATTCAACTGATAAAGTTTATGACCATTATCAAGCCCACCAGCAGATGAGCTTTGTAATGATTACTGACGAACCACATGCTCATAACGAGAAACTGTCTTTCCGTTCTGGTTCATCACGTAGGCAACCTCTCCCTCTTTAAGGAAGATATTCTGGTCCATACCAGATACTGCGATACTCTGCTGCCTGGGGTTAAAACCCACACTCAAACCACAATGAATCTCTTCACCACCACCTGGTGACATTACCTTTACTGTTAACATGCTTCTTCTCCTGCTTCTGATTATAAAAAAGCCCCGCTATTGCGAGGCTCGTGATGATTCGATTTTCCTGATTGCCGCCTTATCCAGATTGCACTGCCCAAGCGCAGTGTAGAGCTGAGCGTTTAACTCCAGACTTGCCTGCCATGTGAACGGAACCGCCATTCCGGGGATCGGCGTCTCTGCGGTCAGGTCAGGGCTTATTGGTACTACCGGAGCCGGGACGTAAACTGTCTGCGTATTCCCGCAGGCTGTCAGCAGCGGCAGCAGGAACAAGCTGGTTAGCGCACGGGTCGCCTTCAAGCGCCTGCCTGATGTAGACAATGCGCGTTTCGCCTTTCTGGGCCAGTTCGTTCTTAGCATTCTGGGTAGCCTTTGAGATGTCACGGATGAGGTTCATCGCGGTGATAACGTTATTGGTGATGGCTTCGGATGTATTGGCGCGAACAACAGCCTTATCGCGCTGGTCTTTGTATGTGATGGCGTTGTCTCGGTATCGGTTAACGAAGAACGCCAGCACACCGATCAGCATCACCACCAGCAGATGCAACCAGTAACGCCTTACCAGTGCGCTAATCACGACAAGAACAGAGCCCGCTCTGCCTCCCGGCGACGGGTAAGCCCATTCAGGACTTTGCCACCAGCTTTATTCCAGCTCATGAACTCAGCGGCAGCGCCAGTGTAATCACCGGCGTTGAGCTTGCGCAGCAGTGTTGAGGTCGACAATGAGCGAGCGCCAAGGTTATACGTGAACGACACCAGGGCATCGAATTGCCCCTGAGTCATACCGACTTTAACCAGGCGAGACACGTCGCTTTCATAACTTACCAGTCCGGTCTTCAGCAGGCGTTCTGCCGTCTCCTGCTTAATGGTCATTCCGGCGCGGATTGGTTTCCCATCTACAGGCTGAGTCCAGCCATAGCCGATCGTCCAGACGCCTACGCTGTCCTGGTAGGCGGTGAGTTTGCAGCCTTCGAACTCTTTGATCAGGGCAATGCCTTTATCACTGGTTTGCATCGCCACCTCCGAATCGAGAACTAAACACCCTGCCAGCTACAGCTTTAACCTGTTCAACACCAACAAAGCCCAGAGCGCCGCCGATAGCAATCGACAGAGACTGCGGAAGGTTAAAGTAATCAAGAGCTGATACAGCTGTAAGAGTTAGCGCTCCACAAATAGAGCCTTCCAGAATCATTTTCTTCCAGCCACCACCGCCGTAGGAAATCCTCATGGCAGCCATGACTACCGATAGCAATACGGCACCCATCGGCGTTTCACCGCGCCACCAGCTGTGGAGCAGTTCGATAAACTCCGTCCAGGAGTGGGGATCGTTATGCATTTTCATGGTCTCTCACCTCGCTGTGTGCGGGTGCTGTGTGGAGAAATAAAAAAAGCCCGCTTTTAAAGGCGGGCTAATGAGTTTGACTATTTGTGAGGTAGGTGTGAGTAAGACCTATGCTCAGGAGTGAAGCTGTATCGGCTGATTCACTATCGGTCCAGGAGAACCACCGGGCATTCAGTTACTTCCCACAACTCAAAGCGTAGCAGCAGTTTGCAAATTCATAAAAAAAGGCCTGCTTTTTACGGCAGGCTCTCAAGGAATTTGAAACTGTATTGTTGTTGTCATGGTGCCGGGTGCCTCCCGGTGACTCTACTCCAGCCAGTAAAGTCGCGCGCATACCTGCAGATAGCAGTTGACTGGAACGCCCTTTCGCTTAGAAAGGATTCACCACAGAAATAAATTACGCCGAACTTATTCCTGCAGTCAATGAGATTAGCCATTGCTTCCTGATGGTTGTCTTACAAATGAAAAAACCTCGCCGAAGCGAGGCTATTTGAATTTGAGGCACCTCACCCAACAAACCACCCGAGGTTAACTGGATTTTAACGAGATGCTTTTGGATGAGCGCTGAACCCAAAGGTCAGTATTTTCACACAGCAATTTTGCAAAAAGCAGCGCCCATTCAAAACTAGGTCGCTTTTCAGTCACTCCGGGGACCCCATCATCGCAGACCGAAAAGCTTAAACTGGAGCGGGCAGCGGGAATCGAACCCGCATCATCAGCTTGGAAGGCTGAGGTAATAGCCATTATACGATGCCCGCATATGGTGCCGACTACCGGAATCGAACTGGTGACCTACTGATTACAAGTCAGTTGCTCTACCTACTGAGCTAAGTCGGCAGTGGTCCGCCACCGGAGCCTCGAACCCCGTACCACAACACCTGGGTTGCCGCTCTTCCCGATGAGCTAGTGGCGGTCTGGTGGCCCTTGCTGGACTTGAACCAGCGACCGGGCGATTATGAGTCGCACGCTCTAACCAACTGAGCTAAAGGGCCGGGAGCGAGATGATACATAAGTAAAACTACCCTTGCAATCATATGGTTTTATGATGAAAAACAATCAGGAAAGTGGTTAAATATCAAGCGGCAGTGCTTTCAATCTAACCACAGCAAGGGAAGATATGATTTTTATTAAAAACGGCAATAGCTTTGATCGCATTAATGACTGGACAGAAATTCAAGCTCGGGAAAGCTATCATTCCAGGCTGGAACTGACCGATCAACAATTATCCGATGTTTTTGGTTATTATGATGACCTCCCGGAAGAAATCCCGTGTGGCAAGTCGAGCTGTCGAACAGGCCATAAAAAAGGGTTTCTTGTTCTTACTGAGGATGGTCTGGAGACGAACCTGGGTCACGTTTGCGGTACAAAAGTCTTCGGTATAGCATTTGAAAACCTAGCCACTGACCTCGAAAAAAAGGCAAATTTCCACAGATATCTAACAACCCTCAAGGAAGCCAAGAAAAATATTTTTCTCCATTACCAAGCAAAAGCAAAAATCGAAGCCAGTGAACCATCATTAGAATGGGTCGCACATAAAATTTTAGATTTAAGAGATTCTAAAGTAGTTGGCCGAGCCGGGAGTCAAGCTTTGAAACGTATGGCTGCTTTAGGTGATGGAAAAGTTTTACTTCCCAGAAGGAAAACCAAGGAAGAAATGCAGTTGTCGAATGTTATGTCTCAAAAACCTTCTGATAACGAAGATGAAAACGCTGAGGATAATGTAAAACCACAATTCATCGACGAAGTAATCGGCGTTGTTCGTAATCCTGAATGCCTCCTCAACGATTATAACATAGCGCTAATCTTCGAAAGAGACATTCGCCTTGTGCTGGAAGAACTCAATAATTGCAATCCTGACGATATTCCGGAGAAGAAGGTCATGTCATTAGGATTAAAAGTTTTCAGGCTGAATGAAAGATTTCAGTTCCTTCAGGATCGTTTTGAGAAAGCATGTATATATCTCACAAAGGAAAACTTTAAGCCTTTAAATCATCAACTACATTTGAAAAAATCAATTAGCAATAAAGATAAGGCCCTTTTCAGTTCTTTCGTTAACTCGCTGCCATAAAAAAAGCCCCGCAAGGGGCTTTTTGTTGAAATCTTTCAGGCGTTACTCCGCATGATTAGAAGCATACACGACAACTTCGGACAAAATCAAGCCTTATGTCGTAATAATGCTAAATTTCGTCACCTTCTTCGCCTAAACTGGTTGCAGCTTGAAATTCTCTTGCGGCGTTTCCCTCCTCCTGCTGACAAATGCTTACCAGTGCCTCAAGAAAAGGTTTCCAGTTGCGAGTCCATGTTCTGACGTGCAGATCCGGAACGCGCTTCAGTATTACTTTATAGGCTGCGGTAGACGGCACCGCAGAAAATCCATTTCCGCTGCAGCGCTCGCAGGTTTTAAACACCGGCGCGCCGAGCTCGCTTGTGGCTTTTCGGTCGAGAACTTCTCCTTTACCCCCACACCGACAGCGGGCGCTGATTGTTCCCTTGCCTTCGCAAGCATCACAGACTGCCGGTACAATCTCTGTTACATCTGTCCACTGCTCCCAGTCAGACGGACGAACGGCACGGGATCGGCTGGCCCAGTATGGCGCTTTACCCCATGGGTACGAAACCTTACGGGTGACCTGCTCTTTTGTTGTCCGCCCGGTACCACTGCAGCTGTGACACGTCACGCTGGTTTCCGCTGAACGGGAGTATTCGGCAAAGGCGAATTGTGCGAGCACCAGCATGCACCAGCCAAACTCTCCGGCTGCTGCTTTACGTACATTCCGTGGCGCTGATTCCATTGCGTGACGCGCCAGAGTCTGTACAGCCAGTTGCTCATCACTTTTGCTGATCCCGGTCTTCCCAAAGAAGGCTGCCAGACCAAACCGCGCTCGGCTGCTGGTGGTACCAATGGCCGCCATAACATCGGTGCCGGTGATACGATCCGGAGAGGTTCCTTTCACGTCGTCGCTGATGTGCATACCCTGAGGGCTAAAGTGTTTTAGTGATGCTTCAAGTTCCATATCTCAAACCCTCGTTACGTTGCTGGCTTCCCACTCAAGATCAAGCTCGCTTTGCGGCTTACCGACCAGGTAGTTAAATGGTTTTTTCTCGCCTTCCAGGAACTGGTGAGAGCGAGAGTCGAAATTAGCTCCGATGTCACCGATCCACCCTTCCCCTTCTCGTTGCTTCAACAAACGAATCATTGAGGCGGGAAGATTGATTGCGGCCTGTTCGTCTTTGTCGAGGCTCTCATAACCCATGCGATCCGCTTTTCTCTGCGCCAGCTCACGGGGAATGTTGCGCCAGACGGCCATAACGTTGTCAGGCATGTCAGTCAACGCACCGGTGCCTTTTACGTCCATCTTTCCGGTTGGAGCGGAGTCGTTTGTTTTTCTGGCGTGGGTAACCAGCAGGACGTGACAGTTATGCTCGTTCTTGAAGTCGCACAGCGTATCGATGAAGTCCTTCTGACCTGTGTAGTCTTCTTCGTCTAACCCACATTTAGCCAGGTTATCTATGACGAACAGCTCAATGCCATAGCGACGCCGGGCATAGGCAAAAATCTCAAGAAGCCGGTCTGCTTTGGCCGTTCCGGTAAGTTTGAATACCCAAAGGCGGTCAGAAAACCATTCATTGGTCATAATGATTTCTTCACGTTTCGGTGAGGAAGTGCAGATGGTTTGCCGCGTGAGTCGGGCAAGCATTTTGCCTGGTTTAAGTTCCAGAGAAGCAATACAGGTCCTGACGCCCTGACTCATCGCATCAATCGCAATATGTCCAACGAGTTCTGTTTTGCCATGCCCATTTACGCCATTGACCAGGGTCAGCTCACCGGCACGGAACTTAAAGTTGTTGTTCAGCGAAGCCCATGGGCTTGTAAACAGGCCAGTATCCCGATGTTCGAATGCCTCGATTGTTTCCTGAAGCAAATCCCCTGCTGAGCAAAGCTCGTCGGGATCGAAGAATTTTGCGCGCTCCATGTATTCCAGAATGGATTCGCTGTCCATGCCGTTCATCAGGCAATCGTTGATATCTTTGTGCGGAAGTTCAACCATGCGGCAACGATGCTCACCAAGACGTCTGGCGATTTCTTTTGCAGCTTCACGGCCTACATCGTCGTTGTCCAGGCACAGCCAGATTTCCTGGAAGCGATCGAGGTTGTGATACTCGTATTCAATCCACTGCTGTTTGGCACCCTTACCGCCGCCAAAGGGAACAGACAGGGCATCATAGCCGAGCTGCGTGAAGGTCATGCAGTCAATCTCACCCTCGCACAGCACCACCAGACGGGTGTTTTTATCCAGCGCCTGCCAGCCAAACAGACATGGTTCACAATCAGCTTCAGCCATGATCAGCTTTTTGCCGTTTGGCCTTTCGGTACCAATACGTTTTACCTGCAGTAGTTCACCGTTCCGAATGTACGGGAATGCCACGGCAGGCACCTCGCGGTTTTCATCGTGGTACCAGACCACCGCGTCTGTCACTTTAAAACGATCGGCTGTTTCACGGGTAATGCCACGCGAAGCGAGATAGTCGTAGCATTTACTGGCCGATTTAACGCCCTTCTTCGTCGGACGAGAGAACGTTTTTTTCTTCGCTTCAAAGTGGTGGTCGTCGTCTTTCAGGCCAAGAAACTCTTTCGCTTCTCGCATGGCGTTATGCAACTGACAGTTACGCACCAGAACCCAGAGATCAAGCAGGTCGCCGCTGTCACCGCTGGCAAAGTCAGCCCATGATTTTTTACCGCCGATATTGACCTTGAGGCTTTTGCCTGAGTCACCGTTCGTATTGCCAGCACACCACTCTTTCCCCTCCAGATGTCCTTTCGGAAGGAGAAATTTAGCGACGCGCTCGGCGTTATCCCATAGTTTTTCTGAGAGTTCAGCAGGGGTCATCAGACACTCCGTAAATCGAATTTAACAAACAACCATTTCACAAATCCCTCGCACAGAACGCCGTGGTTATATCCGGCCACCAGCACACGCTTGAGGAATATTTTCATGGGCGATACCCGCCACGGTTCATGCGATCGATCGCTGACTGATTGATAAACACCTCGGCAGAGCCGTCATCAGACTTTGCGTACCACTCGTAGCGAGACTGGTCTTGTCGCGTAGGGGCTTTGTTTGCCGTGGTCTCTACCAACCACGCTTCATCGAAATGCTTATCCGGTCCGAAGAAGGTCGCCGCCTGCTTGACGAACGAAGTACCGATCTTTCCCTCAGAGGCCATGAAAGCTGCATAGCGCTTAACCCCTTCCAGCATCGTCCCTGGTTTTACGCCCTGTTTAATACGTGCGTTCCAGGCTTTGAATGCGCTTAGCTTGTTATTTCCGCCGCTACGTTTTGGGTATGCCTGCCAGGCTTCTTCGAATGCAGGAGAATAATCAGTTGAAGATTTCACTTTCGGTGTGTCGGCTTCAGCCGATGCACCAAGAGATTTATTCTCTGTATTAATCTTCTGTGTAGTCTCCTGGTAATCTACTGTATGAATGGATGCGGAATTTCCACATGACTGCTCGTTGGTTTTCCCCATGCCTGCATGCTGGTTTTCCGCATCACTGTTTGCGGAAATTCCGCATCCTTGTTTGTTGGTTTTCCCCATGCCTGCATGCTGGTTTTCACCGACTAGAAGTTCTTCCAAACGCTCCTGATTTACTCTGAAATATAATTTCGCAGGGATGCCGCGCTTCGCTTCTTCCAGAACGCCACAAGAAACGAGTTTTTTACGAGCGCCTTCCTGCTCGTAACGGGTAAGCCCTGTCTCTTCTTCGAGATCTGTCTGGGTTTTGTAGAACCATTGCCCTTCCATGCGGTTCTGCCAATAGACAATCTGAGACAATAGCAATGCACCTGTAATGCCCACGCCAAGGCGAACGAAGGACCGTTGAAAGGCTATTGGACGATCAACGAGCTGTAAGAAATTGCTCACTCCCCAACCCTCCTGAAATAATTTTGAAACTTCCAGACAGGCTGCATGCATTCATGCGGATAATTCTGCCTGGTGAAGTACACCTGCTGTTTATCCCGATTCCAGCCGGTGACATGCACAATCACACCGCGCGGATCGCGATAATCGATATCCAATGGCTTAACTTGGTTTTCGGTAGTGATCGAGTGCGACATATCACACCTTTGCGGATGGGTAAGGGAAAATTTCTTCGATCAACACCTTCCGTTCTGATTTACTCAAAGCAGAAGCAATGAGATGGCATGTCACAATGTCGGGAACTCTCCTGCCAGACTCATAGTGGCAAATAGAGCTCTGAGTCTGGCCGATGCTATTTGCTAACTCACATTGCGTTAAGCCACTGGCGATACGTAGCTTTTTTAAATTGCTCATTTTGGTCTCCTGTTCTTTCAGGAGATATTACATATTGTATTTGAAATTATCAAGAAAATATTACAATATGTGCATTGAAACCTTATCACATACTGTAATATTATGAGCTTATGAAAACTGAATGGTATGAGCTGGCGAAAGCCAGAATGTCTGAAGTAGGGATTACCCAAGCCCAATTGTCAGAAGAGTTAGGTATTACCCAAGGTGCTTTGAGTCACTGGCTTAACGGCAGGAGGTCGGCTTCGCTTGCTGAAATAGGCTCGATTTTCCGAATCCTTGGTATCGTTGGAGCTACCCTCAACCTAGACGGTTCCTTCAGCATCGGATCTGGTCAGCTTTCTGAGCCGCCAAAGCCCCATTTCGAATATCCTGTTTTCTCTCACGTTCAGGCTGGTATGTTTTCACCAGAGTTCAGAACCTTTACTGAGCGGGATGCAGAGAATTGGGTGAGCACGACGAAAAAAGCCAGTGAGAATGCATTTTGGCTTGAAGTTGACGGTCATTCTATGACAGCGCCTACAGGCTCGCGTCCTAGCTTTCCTGAGGGCATGCTTATCTTGGTTGACCCAGAAGAACCAGTTGACCCTGGCGACTTTTGTATCGCTCGTCTTGGTGGTGATGAATTCACATTCAAGAAGCTGATAAAAGACGGTGGGCAGGCCTTCCTTCAGCCACTTAACCCTCAATTTCCAATGATACCGTGCAACGAACATTGTAGATTGGTGGGAAAAGTAGTCGCATCTCAATGGCCTGAAGACACTTTCAGCTAAAACAACCTGTTAACTATTTGAACCCGGCTAATGCCGGGTTTTTTGTCTCTACGACTCCCCTCTAAATAAATACACTTTGGAATCATGCACTTTCACTAAATAATCAAATTTTATTTCATTTTGTATAGACAGAATTAATTACGTTTTGTAATATCACTTCATCGGCAAACAACGGAGCCAATGAGATGAACACAAACTCCCAACCTAAACCAACCTGCCAGGCATTTGATATTCACGCCAAACTCAAAGCATCCAATTCGCACTGGTCTTATTTTTATGCGGTACAGCCTTGCGAGAAAGGATTTAATTACAAATTTAATACAACATTTGTTGGAGAGATGGAGTTCGCCGTTTACGAACGCATCGATAATTATTTTGTATTAGTTGATTTCTTCAAGTCATATGATGAAGCATGTGATGATGCTAAAAAAATCATTGATGACCATCCTGACATTAAGAAAATATTCTCCGCTATTTAACTAACTAATTAAGTCAATTATTAATAATTAACACCTTTTAGGGTGGGGAAAAACTCACCCTGAGGAAATGAAAATGCAAAACGCTATCGCGATTAATCAGCCAATAAAAACTCCTCAAATGCTGTTCGGTTCAGACAATATTAATGACTTTGGTAACCGCGTTCAGAGCTGCCGGATGGAAGGTGATTCAATGCAGCCGACCATCGAACCATGTGAGGTTGTGGCTTTCGTTGATTGCGGTGGAAGTGCGCTTACCTCTGGCATTTATGTTTACACAATGGATGCTTTTGGTCGCCCATGCCTTTTCATTAAGAGAATTGAGCCATTAGCTGATGGCTCATTAAAAATCATCTCTGATAACCATCATTACGAAACTTTCACCCTTAATGCTGATGAACAGAAAGAAATCAAAATTCACGGTCGGGTGGTCGCTTCTTTGGCTGTGAGGTGCTTCATATGACTTTCATCATTGATAAATCGGCATACAAAACAGCGTGTCTTTATGCGGCCTGTGGTTACGAGGTAATCGCTCGCCTTTACCTGAAAAAAGCATACGGGCGGTAATTATGGGCTTATTTAAAAGGCAGGATATTCAGGCTGTGAATATCAAAGCCGAGCAACTGGCAGGTCTATCACAAACATTATTTGAATATCACGACAAACTCGACCACTTTCAACTAAAAGCAATCTGCTCTCTTGTTTATGACTTGGCTGGTGATATTCATAACTGGACAGAAAAAGAAGAAGAGATAGTTATGAAATTAGAGGATGAGCAGCGTAATGGATAAATTAACAGAAGTCTATCGCCGGAGAATTTTAAAGGCAGCGTTATTACGCCACCAGCGTAAAACGGGCAGTAACTGCCTTGTTATTAAGCTCAAGAAAGGTGGAATTAACACGGTCGAGTTAACAGAAATTCTTCTCGATGGATTATTACGAAAATTCGAAAGGCTTGCGATCAGTGAGTACGGGAATGTCGAAGGCGTAAAAGCTATTAAGGGAATTTACAGCAGCGCTGTTGATGTTAATGGCAGCGGTGAATTCCTCACAGATAGCGGGAAGGAGTTAATCGACGAGCTCATTTCTGAGCTGGTTGAGTTCGTCAAAAAACAAAAAGTGGAGGCTCCGAAAACGGAGGGTCATGAAATAGGGGGATCTGATGGCACTTACAGCGATACGAATTCCTGAGTGGGTTCACCTCAAAGCAGCACACGTTTTAAGCCAGTTTAGAGCAAGGCGCATTCACCCCTGCCGTATGCACGGATCCGGGAATTTAAGCCTCAAGGTTAATCACCGCTGGCGGCTACTCTCCCGCGATGGCGGCCAGAACTGGGAAGTGATGTCACACGAACGCTATTCAAAATTAAAGGACAAAAAATGAACGATAAGCGCACCGCCAGCGTAATTGACCTGGCATTACAGAAACACGATACGCCAGTCGGTCCGTTGTTTGTGGCTCAGCGCCACGGCCGCATCAAGAAATGCTTCAGCCGTGACACCGCCATTCGCTATCTGGCGTTCTTCATGACCACCTGGGCATTTGGGGCTTCGGGCTTTCGTGAACGCCATCCTGATGTACTGGTTGACATGGATCACGGTGAACAGGCATGGCGTCGCGGTGAAACGACTGTTGAATACCTGGCCGCCCACCAGCGCTGTGTCCGCCGCCTGCGCCGAATTCTCGCCAGTAAGCGCGAAGCTCAGCAGTGGCTGGCGAAATGGGATTCCATGCACGACCGCTACGTGAAAGAACAGGCTGAGCTTCAGGCCAGCAAACCGGAGGGGATCAAATGAATACCAAAAAATCACCAGAAGAAATTCAGAGCGCCATCGATCTTATCAAGGACTTACCCGGTGTCCCCTCATGGATACTGGATGCAAATAACTACGGTTCCGATGCACCACTATCCCCTGAAGAACTGTACGAATTTGCTGAATTCCACACCGGGCAACTGCGCGTAAGTGCTGCTTTGTATTACCTCAACGCCTGCGCAGATCGTTTCGGTCACACAGAGAGCGGTCAGCTGGTATTCCGTGCCCCGGGGATTGTTGTCGAGATTAACCAACAGGTCATTGAAACCCTGCTTATTTACCAGATTGAACGCTATGTGATGGATGAAAAGCCGGAGGAGAGATATCTCGCGCCAATGCGCTTCTACCAGTTGGATGAGATAAACCGCAAAGAGAAAGGCTCCACATGGCTGGTCGACTTTATCGACGGGGTGTTTATCCATGGTACTGAGGAGCTTAAAGATCTTCTCAGTGAAAGCAACGGCATCATGCATTAAGGAAAAGATATGAATAACCAATTAATGACCTTTAGCTCAGAAGAACTCAATTTTTCGATGAGTGGGATTCTCTACGAAGGAAAACCAGCCTTTGATGCCGTAGAACTGGCGAAGTCTCTGGGCTATACAAACCCAGCAAAAGCTTTAAAAGACCACTGTAAGGCATTGATTAAAATTGATTATAACGAATCGTTAGAATTGGGATTTGGTGAAAAACCGCGCGGCACTCAGCTTGCTGGCCAGGCTGATTTGTTCCGCCTGATCCTGCGCAGCCAGCTCCCATCCGCTGAACGTGTGCAGGACTGGGTTTGTGAGGATGTACTCCCTGCCATTATGACCACAGGAACATACAGCAAAGAAGTGCCAGTGACTAAATCACACCAGCAAGAAATCAGTATGAACCACGACATTCTTTCACTGGCTCGCGTTGTGGCCGAGGCGACAGCATCAGCGACGATGAAGGCGGTAATGGAGTTGAGTGGCGCCAGCCTGGTTACTGCTGCGCCTGCGTCCCCAACAGATCAACCTACGCAGATTGGTTCTGGTACTGAATTAGTGAATACCGATGCTGAATTCGTACCGGTGCATAAGGTGTCCTGGGAAACCGGCCTGTCGGATCCTTCGTGCCGTCGCCTTGTTCAGCTCGCAAATTTGCCATCCAGACATTTGCCGGGCGTTCGCGGTTTGTGTGTGCATCGTGAATCATTCATTCACGCATTCCAGGTGCTGCTGGAAGAATCCGTTCGCCCAACCGGTAAGCGCAAGCGCTGGCAGCACCCTGAGTTCGGCGGTTTTGTCCTGCGTAAGGAAGTCGAGCATGATGAATAACGAATTACTTCAGGCACACCAGATGGCACTGGGCGTCGTGTGCGACGCCTATCTGTTTCACCTGGTCAGCCTGCACCGTCGACCGGTTTATCGCCACCAGCACGGCGATATTTCTCTTAACCAGCCAGCTGTGCGGGGGTTTGTTGATTCCTACCTGAAAGATAAGGGATGGAGTGTTGAGCGCCGGATGTCGCACTACACCAATATGCTGAATCTCATCGCGTATATGGACGGTAGTAATTCCAGTTTTATCGACTGGGGTACGGTACCGACACTTACTCCCCGCGGGATCCGCTGGATGAACGCCTGCTTCTCTCGTCTGGGAGAAATGGTCAACAGCTACGGTGGATGGGAGAACTACGAAAAAGATGTTGCCGGAGAATTAATCTGATGAAAATTGAATATCGTGACTTTGGCGCAACAGCTGGAATATTTATCACCAGCACCATCTTCGAATTCCGAAAGCACAACCGGGTAATAGATGCGGCTCTTCTCTCGACTCCAGGAATAGTTGCAAACCGTAGTGGAATGTTCTTCATGAAGACCATTTTATCCGGTAAATCTCGCGACATGCTGCGGGCCTACAAAACCGTTCAGCGGGAGGCAGTCAGATGAAGACTTTCTTCCTTTCCATGCTGTTTGGCCTGTTGTTGGTGGCCGTCGTGTTCGGCGCACTGATTGAGTACAAATTTTTGATGGGTTTCGGGGCTTAAGAATGAAAAAGACCTTTATCGATACGGACCACCTCAACACTATCAGCGATTGCCTACAGCAGCTTGTTAACGCAGAAGAAGCGCAGCTCAGTATTGAAGAACAACTGGCGAGATCTAACAGCAGCAGTGACTGGAGTACATGGCGAAAAAAGGCAGAGAACGCGCTGCGGCTGATCAAAGGTAAGCGCCGCATCATCACAGCTCGTTTGGCAGTTCTGCGTCATGAGGAAAAAGAACGCAACCTGGAGCTGCACCAACAGCAAAATGATTTTCTTGTTCAGGCCCTGCGCGAAATTGTAACGCCCTCTTCTTTTGCGCGGTGCGTGCGTCTGGCTAAAGAGAAAGTGGAGGAGATCCATGCAAACCAGTGCTGATATCGTTCTTCTGGTACCGAATGACTGGGTTAGCGAAAAGGTTCTGATTGCGGTTACCGGGCTCAAGCCCGGTACCATCACCCGGGCCAGAAAAGAATCCTGGATGCTTGGCCGAGAGTACCTGCATATTTCACCAGATGGTAATCCCAAGCCATCGAGCGAATGCATGTACAACAGGAAAGCCGTTGATCAGTGGATTGAGGCTCAGAAAAAAAATCAACCAGGTGCGAAGACAGCATGAAAAGCAGTACACTCGTCAACGCTCCTGGACGTCAGGAGGGATTAATGGCCAATACATCATACCCGACAGGCGTCGAAAACCACGGTGGTTCACTCCGCGTATGGTTTGTATATAAAGGCAAGAGAGTCAGGGAAAACCTCGGTGTCCCTGATACTGCCAAAAATCGCAAGATTGCTGGTGAGCTTCGTTCTTCGGTTTGTTTTGCGATAAGGATGGGGAATTTTAACTATGCGGAAAAGTTCCCTAACTCACCGAACCTTGCCCGGTTCGGTCAGGATAGTAAGGAAATTACTGTGCAGGAACTTACCGAAAAATGGTCAGAGCTGAAGCTGATGGAAATCAGCTCAAACACCATGAGTAGGTACGAATCCATCATAAAAAACATGCTTCCGCGCATCGGCGAAAACAAAATGGTTTCTGCGGTGACCACTGAGGATTTGCTGTATGTGAGGAAGGAGTTGCTGACGGGTTTTCATGTGATGAAGAAAGATCACCGGACACAGGTAAAAGGCAGGAAGTCATCCACGGTGAATAATTACATGATGCTGATGGCCGAGATCTTCCAGTTCGGAGCTGATAACGGTTATGCAAAGGAAAACCCGTTTAGCGGAATTAACAGACTCAGGAAGGCTAAAGACGAACCCGATCCACTCACTTCAGACGAGTTCATCAGGTTCATTCAGGCATGTGGCCACCAGCAGATGCGTAACCTCTGGACCGTTGCCGTTTATACCGGAATGAGGCATGGGGAATTATGTGGTCTTGCATGGGAAGACATTGATCTCACTGCGGGTACCATTACGGTTAAACGTAACCTGACCCAAACGTATGAGTTCACCCTGCCAAAAACCGAGGCAGGCACTGACAGGGTGATTTATCTCATACAACCAGCTATTGATGCCCTGAGGGATCAGGCCCAGTTGACACGCCTTGGCCGGCAGTATGAGGTTGAAGTGAAATTGCGTGAGTATGGACAGTCCGTCATACAACCCTGCACTTTCGTATTCAGCCCTCAATGCGTCAAACGTGGACCTCGAACAGGATATCACTACGCGGTTAATTCCATTAATAAAATTTGGGGCCCGATAATCAAGCGCGCCGGTATTCGCTACCGTAACGCGTACCAGTCACGGCATACCTATGCGTGCTGGTCATTATCAGCTGGTGCAAACCCAAACTTTATAGCAACTCAGATGGGGCATACCGATGCTCAGATGGTTTACAAGGTGTATGGAAGGTGGATGTCAGAGAAGAGCGCCGAACAGGTTTCTCTGCTCAACCAGGCGCTTTCACGCTTTGCCCCATCACTGCCCCAAAGCATGGTAGTAGCGCAGTAGAAAACCTTAAATTCAAGTGGTTAGCAGTGAAATCGCTACATTTTTATAACATGGGGCACAAAATGCCCTCGACCATAAAGGCAGCTTATGTTGTGATCGGGGTTCAATAAATCACTAAACAAGGTATACTCCGGAGTTGTTTATTGTACTAAACGCTC